AAATTACACAGTTACAGTTGGTTCAGGCGGTTCAGGTGGTCCACAAAACTGGTACAGCCTTGGTGGTTCTGGTGGTAACTCACGCTTTGGTTCATTAACTGAATGTATTGGCGGAGGTGGCGGTAGAGGTTATAACGCTGCTGATGGTTATGCTGCTGCAAGCGGTGGTTCAGGTGGTGGTGGTGGACTTATTAGTGGTGCCCCTGGAAGCGGAACAGCAGGTCAAGGAAATAGTGGTGGATACGGAAGTGGCCACACAGGAAACTACGTCGGTGGTGGCGGAGGTGGAGGCGGTGCTGGTGCTACTGGCGGTAACGCTCCAGGTGGCGGTTCACAAACAGGTGGTGCTGGTGGTATTGGTGCAACCTCTGCGTTAATCAATGCTATGGGTGCTGCTACTGGTAAAGGACAACTATCTGGAGGCAACTACTACTTTGCTGGCGGTGGAAGTGGATACCGCAATACTGCTGGAGGTCTTGGCGGTGGAGGCAAGGGTGACAATAACGATGGAGTCCCATTCATTGGAACAGCCAACACAGGTGGTGGCGGTGGTGGAAGTAACGAAAGCGGTGGCGCTGGAGGTTCAGGTATAGTGATTGTGAGGTATGCAGAAATTGTCTAATTGGGCAGAGATTGATAAAAATAATGTAGTAATTCGTGTGCTTGTTGGAGATAACAATGACCCAGCAGGAGACGAAGGATACAAATGGTTAATTGATAATCTAGGTGGTACTTGGATTAAAACATCCTATAACACTAGAAATAACGTACACCTATTAGGTGGAACTCCATTTCGTGGTAACTACGCAGCACCAGGATATATATATGATGGTGCTTTTAGTATATTTTTACCACCAAAACCATATCCTTCTTGGAAGGTAGATTATACAAATGCTACCTGGGTAGCACCTATTGAAAAGCCTGAAGATGTAGAAGGTTTCAAGTGGGCTTGGTCTGAGCCAAATCAAGAATGGGTACAGGTGGAACTTAAATGACTAAAGCCCGTGATTTAGCAAATGCAGCCACAGCACTTAATGCTGTTACTGCCACAGAAATTGGATATGTAGATGGTGTTACCTCTGCTATTCAAACTCAACTTAATACCAAGGCCACAACTACTTATGTAGATACATCAATTGCTGCAATTCCTGCACCAGATTTATCTTCAATAACAGTTGCTGATTTAATGGATATACTTTAACAAAGGAAAATAACAATGCCTACAACAACTTCTAAAGTGCTATTTCGTGGAGCAGCCTCTACGTCAAGCACTACTTTATATACAACTCCTTCAGCAACTACTACAGTAGTTACTAATATTCTAGTAGCCAATACTGCTAGTACGGCAGCAACATTTGACCTATCATTAGATGGAGTTCAGATATTTAATGATGCTGCTATTGCTGCTAATACAACAGCAACCTTTGATATCAAGCAAGTACTTGTGGCTACTGACCTTATTGAAGGTTCAGCATCTGCAACTACCGTTAACTTCCATATTTCAGGAGCGGAGATAGCGTAATGGGTCAATCAGTATTTCCAGTACCTAGTGCTGGTGGTGGAGTAAAGCAAAGACAACAAATCATTACTTCTACTGGAACATTTACCGCTCCAACTTCTGAAAACTATAAAGGATATCTTGAGGTTTTATTAGTTGGAGGCGGAGGTGGCGCTGGTGGTGCCTGGGTATCAACTGCAGGAACTGGTGGTGGCTCTGGTGGTTGTTCAATAAAAAGAATTATCGAACTTGCTGCAGGCTCAACAGTTACTGTAACTATTGGTGCTGGTGGTGCTGGTAGTCCTGGTTCGTCTGGCACACCTGGCGCTGGCGTTGCCTCTAGTTTTGGTGCTTTATTAACCGCACCTGGTGGAAATTACTGTACTAGACAAAATCCGACTGGCGGAATGTCAGCAGGAGAAGGTTCTGGCGCAGGTGGTAAAGGTGCTCAATCTTATACTATCTATAACAGCGGTGCAGTACCAGTCAGTAATGCTACTCCTGGCTATAAGGGATTACACGGTTTTGGTGCTGGCGGTGGTGGCGGTGCTAACTACCAAGGCGGAACTCAAGGTTCAGGTACAGATGGTAGTGGTAACGGTGGTAACTATAGCGCAGGTTTTGACGCTACAGCCAATACTGGCGGTGGTGGTGGCGGTGCTGCGCCAGACCCAGGTACTCCTTCACTTAATGGTGGTGCTGGTGGTTCAGGCATATGTATTGTTTCTTGGTTTGAGTAAGGGAGAATCAAATGGCACATTTTGCAGAAATAGATTCAGACAACAAAGTACTTAGAGTTCTTGTTGTAGATAATTCACAAGAACACAGAGGGCAAGAGTTCCTAGCAAATGATTGTGACTTGGGTGGAACTTGGGTACAAACATCTTACCACGCTAACTTTGGTGGCAAGTTTGCACAAATAGGCGATACTTGGGATGGAACTAATTTCGTATCACCTGCTGAAGAAGAATAATAATTATCCTGAGCAAGATAAAAAACTGCTCAACTAACTTTTAAATTTAAGGAGCATTGTGGCTGGTCGTGATATTACCGAAGGTCGTGCAGAACGTGCTATTGCCTTTGATGTGGGTATTGTATCTACAGGACAGTACTGGCAAAATACTACTGAAGCATACGATGTAGCAATTGGTGGCTTACCATTTATTTACGCCATCAATGATGAGCGTGAGTATGTAAGACAGACTGCGCCATACCGTAAAGACCAGTTTGATAACCAAGCAGAACCAGGTGAGCAATCACTTACTGGTTGGTGGATTAGAAGCCAAACTTCTTTCCATGCTGGTGATGGTATTAACTTCTTTGACCCAGAGGCTAACGATACTACTGGACATTACCGCTTTGCAGATAGCAAAGGTGTTAATGTATGGACCAAAGGTCAAGTAACTTTACTTAAGAATAGCACTCAGACCCATGAAACAACTGGTGCTGTTGAATCCAATGGCCGAGCATTTCAACAATTACGCTCTATTCAATGGAACTCTACATCTGGTGTATTACTGCATGATGGATATGATTTAGATAAGATTGCTACAGATGGAACTGTTACTCACTTTGTAGATTACAATGCTGGTGCTGGTGTATACCCAGTATATGCAGCCTGTGATGATGGCACTAAAGCATACTGGGCTACTAATACTACCTCTGGTGGTACTACTAAGTTCACAGTATATGGCAAACCATTAACTGGTTCATCCGCATCTACTGCGGATGAGTTTAAGATATTTGATAACAGCGATATTATATCTAATGCTGTAATGGAGTATGTAAAGTCACGTTTAGTAATCTGTGCTAATAATAAGATATATGAATGCGCTACAGCAGCGGCATCAACTCCTACTCTTTTGTATACCCATCCATCAACTGGTTATGTATATACAAGTGTGGCTGCATCTGGCCCTGCCATTTACGTTTCTGGCTACAATGGTATTCAGTCATCTATCTATAAATTTACATTATCTACTGCAGGTGTAATGCCTACGCTAACTTCAGCCGTAGTTGCTGCAGAGTTGCCAGTAGGTGAACGAGTACATAAGATTTTCTACTATCTAGGTTATATGATGATAGGAACAGACAAGGGTATTCGTGCTGCCGTTATATCAGACCAAGATGGTTCTATTAACTATGGTCCACTTATAGTAGAAACATCTCAACCTTGCTATGACTTTACCGCAAGGGATAGATTCGTATGGTGTGCTACTGGCGTAGCAGGAGAACCAGGATTAATTCGTATAGATTTAGGTACTGAGATAGAGACATTGCGTTTTGCTTATGCAAACGATGTCTACTATTCAGGAGTATCTGGGCATGTAACTACATCCTGTGCATTTGCAGATGGCACAGACCGTATTACCTACTCTACTGCTTATGCTAACTCCACTAGTGGATATGTTTATATTGAAGATGCTACTACTCTTCTATCTACTGGATACCTAACTACAGGTAATATTAGATATGGCACCCTTGAACCTAAGAACTTTAAGCGTTTACTAGGTAGAGGTGACTTTACTTATGGTTCATTAGTTCTTGAATCAATAGATAAAGATGGCACTGAGTACGACCATATTACATATGAAGGTGATATCACTAACCTAGAGGTAACTACATCCTCTCCTGCCTCAGCCCAGGAATTCCTAGCATATAAGTTTGTATTAAACCGTGATGCTGATGATACAACTAAAGGTCCTATATTCAAGGGCTATCAAGCAAAGGCAACTATTGCTACTCCAAGACAACGTATCATTAAGTTTCCAGTCTATTGCTTTGATGTAGAGACAGATAGATTTGATGTTGTAGTTGGTTATGAAGGCCGAGCACATACAAGGCTGACGGCACTAGAAGACATTGAAGAGAATGGCGATATAGTTACTTGGCAAGATTTAACCACAGGTGAAACAAGACAAGTAGTTATTGAGCAGGTTACATTTACTAGAGCAACACCACCAGATAAAAGATTTGATGGCTTCGGAGGAATTATCAGCATGATAATTAGAACAGTATAATGTCGGCACTAGATTGGGCAGGGCTATCTGTAGCCATTGCTACCTTAGTAGCCAGTTATGTAGGTTCTATACGCTGGCTAGTAAAACATTATCTTGATGAGTTAAAACCAAACGGGGGCGGAAGTATGCGTGATGCAGTTACTACCAACACTGAAAGGTTGAATCGAGTTGAGCAAAGGGTTGACCAGATTTACATATTACTATGCGAAAAGAATTAGATTAACAGCAGTATTTGTTTTAACATTTGGTACCTCAATATTTTTAATACCATCAGCACAGGCAGTATATGCAAATGCAACAATCGTATGTGGTGCCAGTGGTGGTAATCAACAATCATTTCAAGTAGGTTGGGATAACTCCAACCAATTCTTTGCCAACAAAGGATACATTCCTAGACTATATTGTGAGGGTGGATATGCAGGTAATTATCGGACTTATATCAGTGACAATCTTAACGATAGTTCTCTTGGTTATTTCAACGGAGTAATTACTTCTTCAAGTCCCACTCCATCGCAACCTGAGCCTTCTCCGTCTCCATCGCCTTCTGAGTCTGTAACTGTTGATACTGCGACTTCAACATCGCCAACTGATACTCCGACTCCATCAAGTACTCCTGAGCCTGAGCCAAGTCCTTCCGCATCACCTGAGACTTCAACTTCTCAGAGTTCTGGACAAGAGACACAAACCAGCCAAACGGAAACCCCAACAGTAACCCCAGAGCAAACTGAGACATCTACTACCTCCACTGATTCTGCAACTGTAGTTGCACCAGTAGATGGTAGCACGGCTACCTCTGAACCTGTACCACAACCTGCTCCTACTCCACCTGCTCCACCTGTTGTTGAGCCAGAGCCAGTAGAAGAGCCAGTTGTAGCCCCAGAAGAGGAAGAAGTACCTTTGCCTGAGCCTGAGGTAGAGGAAGAAATAGCCCCAGAAGAGGCTCCAGAGCCTGTTATAGAGCCTGAAGTAGAGCCAGAAGAGGAAGTTATCCCAGAACCTGAGCCAACCCCTGAGGTAGAGGCAACAGTAACTTTAGATAATGGTGTCGTATTGACACAAGAACAGGCAGTAGCGGTCGCTTTACTACAAGACCCTGTTGCTTTAGTGCAAGAACTATTTACTAATCCTGCTGCAGCACTCGCTGCATTAGGTGAAGTAGGGGCGGACATGTCGCCAGAGGTAAGAGAGAAGTCAGAGAAGGTAGTTGTCTCTGCAGTTATCGCTGGCAATATCGCAACACAAGCAGCAGCAACCGCTGGTGCAGTAGCCGCCTATAGGAGGAAACCATGAAGCGCTGGTTCTCAGATATCTTTAATCAACTATGGACATTACTAGGTATGTTTATTGCCTGGGTAGTGCTAGAAGGTTCAGCCAAAACTGTAGTTGGTTATGCAATTGTTTTATCCCTAGTTATATGGGGTATTACTTTCAACTTACGTAACCCAAAGGATGAATAATGGCCTCACTTAAGAATGTATTAATGCGTATCGTTGCTGTATTCGCAGCATCTGGTCTGTCTGTGATTGGTGCTGGTGCTATTGCTGGCGTAGATACAATCACTGCAGTAACTGTGGCTGGTCTTACAGCGGTAGCAGCAGTAGTAGAGAAGTTAGCACGTGCATTTATGGATGATGGTAAACTATCATTAGATGAAATCAATGCAGCCTTCTCAACAGTAGATAAAGGTGCTAAGACAGTAGCCGATGTAGAAGTAGAGAATCGTCAGGCTGCTGACAAAGAAGCAAAGATTGACCCTAACTATAACTAAGGAGTAATGATGGCAGAGAAAGGTACGGCTCCTGCTCTCATTGAGGTTGCTAAGAGTCAAGTAGGGACCATTGAAGGTCCAAAAGATAATGAAACTAAATACGGTGCATTCACTAAGGCTAACTTCTTGCCGTGGTGTGGCTCATTTGTCATGTGGTGTGCCAACCAAGCAGGAGTAAAGGTACCTAATATGGTGTCTACTGTTGCTGGTGCCAATGCTTTTAAGAAGATGGGTACTTGGACAGATGCTAAGAATGCTAAGCCTTTGCCAGGTGATATAGCCTTCTTTGATTTCCCTGGAGATAACGTAGATAGAATCTCTCATGTTGGTATCGTGATTGATAACAATGGAGATGGAACTGTTACTTGTATTGAGGGTAATACTGCTGGTAATCCTAAAGGAGACCAGCGTAATGGTGGTGAAGTAGCGGTTAAAACCCGTGGCTACATTGCCAATAAGAAGAAGGTAATGGTATCTATTGTTGGCTTTGGCCGTCCGAATTACAAAGGTAATGAGGTAACTGTCAAGGTACCAGTATCTGATACACCAGAATTTCCTGGAACTATTAAGCCAGGAGATAAGAGTAATGGCGTAAAGTTAGTTCAGAAAGCCCTTGCTCTGAATGCTGATGGAATCTATGGTCCTATGACTAAGGCTGCCGTGATTAAGTTTCAAGATAATCATGACAACATTGATTCCAATGGCATCATTGGCCCAAAGACTTGGGCTGAATTAGTTAAGTTCCTTTAAGGAGAATAATGATAGACAAAGAAAAAGCAAAACAAATTGCGTTGTCATACCTTCGTGCTGCTGCAGCATCTGCAGTTGCATTGTATACAGCAGGACAACGTGACCCTAAAGTATTAGCAGCAGCATTTGTTGCTGGTCTAGTTGGTCCTATCTTAAAAGCATTGGATAAGTCAGCGCCTGAATTTGGACGCACTAAGTAGTATAAGCAAAACAAAACCCCCCTTCCAGTTTTATCTGGTTGGGGGGTCTTTTTTGTTTTCTAGATAGCCTTCCCCTTACTACCTAGATAACTCTTTTATCTTACTTAAAATCTGTTCTGGTTTAATTAACCAACCCTTGCTTGGGTTGGGTTCTATATTACAGGTAATTGGTCTGCCGTATATATTTAATGCTAACCGTAGTGTATTTGTAGGTACTATTAGTGTTGCACCTTCTAGTACAAATGCCCAGTAATCCGCCTTAGTTGCATCTAATCCTGATGGATACCAAGTGTTCTTGTTGTGAGACCAGCAAGATGTTTCTATATATAAGTTACCTGTATCTTTCCACTTGAGGTCTGTCTTAACCTCAACTGTTTTACCACCAGTAAGTAGTTCATTGACTAGTGATTCTCCTTCATGACCGACTGACAAGTCTAAGTCAAAGTCTGATAGTTTGCTCATATTGGTAAGCCATACTCCTTAGGGTCATAGATAGGTTTCACTGGCAAGTTGTTAGTGACTCTTATCTGTCTGCGTTGTTGTTCTGTTGTACCTGCCCATAGTCCACGAACATTATAAGTAAGTGCATACTTAAAACATTCTTCTAATACTGGACAATTTTTGCACATCTTCCTAACATAGTCAAGGCTCTCGTAGTCATCTCCTCGTTTCTCAACAAAGAATAAATTGATATCCATACCATCACATGATGGTGTATCGCTGAATCTCATTAGCCTCCCGTGGAGTAGAAACCACTTCCTTTGAAGTGTATTGGTGGTGCCGAATATATACGAACCATTACACCTCCGCAACCTGTACATACTGGTGGAGTAGGTTCTGTAATCTCTATTAACTTTACACAAGTCTTACATTCAAAATCATAGTATGGCATTAGTACTCTTCCTCTTCTGGTTCATCATCTCCTGGGAATGGCAGGGTTACCATTGACCCACAATTAGCACACTCTCCATCTAGAAAGTAAAAGCAAATCTCTTTCTTCTCAAATGCAATTAAGGCTATAAATACATCTGAACCACATACACAAGTATCACCTATTGGTACTCCACGCAGGTCCATTGCTCTGCTGTAGTCATTATTGTGTAGTAATTCTCTTATGTCTTTACTCATCCTGCTCTTCTTCAATTGTTTCTTCTACTATGTCTGGCTCATCATAGGTACGCCAGCCACCTAGTATCTTGATTAAAGAGTTAACTGCACGTTGCACTTTCATACGTGCACCATCTGGAGTCGTACCCATCTCTTTGCCGAGTGCACTCCACTCGTTGTTCTCCATACTGAAACGAATACGTAAAATATTTTGTTTTGCCTCTGGCAACTTGTTGTATGCCTTTTCTATATCTGACCGTAAAACTAGCCAGTTGTTGCCATCCGTTACCTCACCTTTACCAAACTTAAAGTTAAGGTCTTTAATCTTGGTAGGTATTTCATATGTGTTGCCTATGATGGATGGTAGGAATGCTTCTATAACTGATACGTCATAATAATATAAATCTAGCAGTTCATATCCTGCTATCTTAGACTTTTCTTTTTCGCAGTATTTAATTGCTGCGTTCCGTAATGATTTGGCAAATAACTTTTCTTTATCTTTAGGTTCTAACTTAGACCACTCTTTGTATTTAGTTGGATGAGTTACGAACCAAAGCCACAAGACTTGGCGAATATCCTGTGGCTCTGTGAACGGGTACTTGCGATAGTATTCTGAGGCAAGATTAGATACAAGTAAATCATACTCTTCTACCCATGCCTCTGACATACTACTTGTCCGCACCTTCCCACTGTCCCCTTTGTACCAATAGTCCGATTATAGCATAATTGGCTAAATCTAGCAGGGTATCTTCAATAGATTCATAGTTGGGCGTGTTGCCTTTGTCTACCAGATTGTTTAGTCTGGCTAACTTGTCATGCATCCTGACCCGTAATCCATTCATTGCTCCGCCTGGTGCATTGGATATGTTTGTTGGGCCGTAGTCTGCATGTTTTTTTAGCATAATAGTTTTTAGTTCTAATAAAATATCTTCAAAGTCATTAGGACTTTTCATCTAATATCTCCTTAATACTCTCATCAAAGTTTTCCATTGCAGAGGTAACTTGTATTTCACTAACTACTTCATCGCCATGCCCTGATACTGCAGATAACATAACTGTTACTATCAAAGTTAGCATCTTCTTAGCACCCTCTGGGTCCTCATCAATGCTGTCATGAACATCTTTTAATGCATTCAGAATATCTAACCCACTGTTATCACTTAATGGAAAGCCTATTATTCTTTTATTGTTTTTAATATACTCCCACATTTCTGCTGCGTTAGCCGAAACATCTTCTGATTCTGTCATCTATCCACTCCTTTCCTTCTTGTATGATGATGCTGTTTACATCATGTCCTTCTGGCATTTGTACTAAGTTAACATTAGATAACTCTCTGCTTAGTTTCTTGCCAAACTCTAAACCAGCATTATCTCCATCTGCTAATACTATTACTGTCTCAAAGTCATCTAGTATTTTGGTATAGTATGGCTTCCAGTTATTAGCCCCAGGTATACCTACTGATGGGTGCTCTGTCTTAACTGATAGCACAACTGTATCCAGTTCACCTTCTGTAACGCAGATATAACTACCTGCAGTTAGCACTGCTTGTGCATTAAACATAGTAGTCTTAGCACCTGGTACTCCCATATACTTTGGTTCATCTGGATTGTTATTGATACTTCTAAATCTAATATCAACCACACCTGATGGTGTTACATATGGTATTGCTAATCTACCTTTGTATGGTTCATGCCCTGGCAGAGCGTCCTTGACTATTCCTAGATGAAACTTGCGAGCCTCGTCTACCGATAGGTGACGACTTGCCAGATAGTCCTGAGCCATATGAATGTGCTTTGCGTATTCCTCCGTTGCCTGTAGGAGAAATGTTCTCTGCGAATTGGACAGCCTCACGATAGTTACCTCCTTCTCTTTGCATAATTAAATCGTATATATCGCCACTTACATCACAACCAAAACATTTAAATCTGTTCTCTTCATAATTAACTGCAGCCGAAGCATGCTTGTCTCCATGAAATGGACACCTCATCTTGCGCCAACCATGCCCCACCCCTGGCAGGGTGGCGCCTATATGTTGTAGATAGGCTCCAATATCATGTTTGTCCATCTATCTTCCTTATCAGTTCTAACCATACCTTTGCTGGCATAGTAGCGTACCACTCGCCAACATCTGACTTGCCCTTACGTTTGTGTATAACTGCACCAGTCCAAGCCTTAGCATTATATATTTCTACTTCTAGTTCTTTAACCCAAGTAGATATATCTAATCGCTTGTGGTCCTTAACTTCAATAGTTACACCATTAACACCACTGATATCGCCTTTGTCTAACTGTGCTCCTGCAATACGGCGGTCTGCATATGGGTAACCATTTTCTTTAAGCCATTTAACTACATCTGACTCTGCTCTTGAACCTTTACGCTTGGCTGCTGATGACAATTTATAACATTTCCGTTGGCATATAACGAATCATAACATCATCAAGATGCATAGACTCTGGGTCAAATGCTAGTGTTACATAGTTATTGCCTGTCTGGTCTGCTCTGCCGTAACGATTCTTTACTGGTGCTACGCACAAGAAGTTATCATTACCTTGTTTCATCTGGCCAATAGTTAATACCATTGCTGGTATCTGATTGACTAGTCCCTGCACTGCTGACCGTGGCTGACAAGGATAACCTTCAAAGCCTTCTTTAGTATGGTGTAATACTAGAACCGCAGCATTGGTATCTCTAGCCAAATACTTTAGTTCTTTCATAGCAGCACGCATACCCTGGAACTCTTCGTGTCCATCCATTGCAATGTCCATAAGATTATCTACAACTATTAGTGCAGGGCTCTTGCCCCATACTGTTTCAAATGCAGATACTTCTTCATCTAAATCTTTTAGTGTAGGTGTAGATTCAAATGACCAGAACAAATGGTTGTTAAGTAATAGTAATTCGCTGGCTTTATCTGGGTCTTTCTTCAGCAACTGTTCTGCTGATGACTGACTCATCTTGCCTGCCATAGATATCAAACGCATAGCCATAGTATGTGCATTAGTATCTGCACTAAAGTATAGTGTTGGATACTTAGTACGTGCAGCAATAGCCAATGCTACTGATGACTTACCTGCGCCAGGTGTACCTGCAATTACTGTTACCTCTGCTCTACGCAGAATAATTCCTGCTCTCTCAAATGCTTGAAAAGCAGGGGGCAATGGTTCGCCCCCCACCTCCGCTTTTTTAATAGAGCGTCTTAATGTTTTCATTAAAACTCCTCTTCAAAGCAATCGTTGCAGTAATGTTCAACATATTCTTTATCCACTGGAACCATATAAAGTTCATATGGATAAAAGTTATCAGAACAACTTACGCATTTTATAGTTCCGCAATCAATACACATATTGATTACTTTTATTTGACCTGTTCTGGAACAAATGTATTCCATGCTGCGTCAGTTGTTTTTAGATAAACATTCTTACATTTATCAAAGGAACCTTTAGGTGCTGGGCAGAAATAACCACGATATAAAGAACCATCTTTACCTGTTCCTTGTATTGCTGTCATTTTACCGTGTGGGCAATTGCGTCCGCCACCAATAGATGGCTCGCTGATAATGCTTGCATTAAGTGTAGATGCAACTTGGTTAACTGTCATTGGTGCTGCTGGTGCTGCGCCTTTGATTGCTGATTCAAGTTCAGTTGTTGCTGACTTGATTGCTTCTAATCCATTAGCAACTAGTTGGTCTAATTGGTCTCCGTGTTCTGCACGAATTGTTACTAGACTACCTGCTGCTGTCTTTACTGTGATGCTGATTGGTGCTTCTGTGTGAGACACTATTTGTTCTCCTGTTCGAACGGATAGGCTAGACCTTTTTGGTCTCGCCATTGTCTTGCTTTCATAGCGAATTGTAAACCTTTGAAGCCTTCTTTAATATCTATCCACACCAGTTTGCATGTGCCACTGCCTGCAGGTAGATGGATAATGATTGCTTTCTCTTTGTTTACTTCTCCCCATGTGCCACGGGTTGCCGTAGCGCTGTCATACGGCAAGCCGTTGGCATAGATAGCCAACTGAATTGAGATATTATTTGGATGGTCTATTCGACCTGTCTTAATATCTGCAATAAATAACTCGCCGTTATACTCAACAACTCTGTCTGGTGTACCAGCAATCTTGTATTTGTCTAGCACACTGAACTGTTCAATGAACTTGTTGTTGAGAATCTTTGTTGTTTGTTCATATGCTTTAATGTCCGCAACATATTCTTGCGGTATTACACCTAACTCTAAACCTAAGTCTAGTCGTTCTGCAAATGAATGTATTGCTGTGCCAATGTTGGCTGCTTTGTTTGCGCCTGCTACTTGCATAGCATCTTCAATCAAAGAGTTAACTGCTAACTTATCATCTTGTGCTGCGCTGATAGATAATAGTATGTCGGGCCTGGTTGTTAAACCGATTGCTGCCATACGCATTTTCCATGCAACTAATGCTGACGCATCATCTAATGAATTAGCAATTGTAGTTGCCCGTGTATAGGCTATTGCTTTGCCACCTTTTGGTGGTACTACTAACGGTCTACCGTATCTGTCCCGTTCTATTTCTAGTCTTGCCATCACTCTCCTTTTTAATGAACAGTCCGTGAAAGGAGATAGCCAAAAGACGGACTGTTCAAGCCTTAGTGTAGCATACTAGTTAGCAGAGATGCTATCTACCGTCACATCCTCTACGATTAAGTCACCTTCACCGTAGTATTCTACTTGGATATCATTCTCTGCAATTTGAATTGCTTCGTCTTCTGTTGCTGCTTCAATACCCATCATAGATACGGTAATAGTAACATCCATATTCCACTTACGGGCTAGTAAGTCAGCGCCAATCTTAGATAACAATTCGTTAACATCATTGCGCTCTACGTTAATGTCATCATCTCCTGCTTCATATCTAGCAGAGAAGAATTCATATACTTCTTGTCGCATATTAATGATTTGTTTAGCCTGACTAATACGTTCATCAACTGCTGCTTGGTAGTTAACCCCAAGTTCTTTATGTTCTTTAATTAGTTGTGCAATGGAGTCTTCGTTATGATTATAGGTAACTCCATCTACATATACTTGTATGCTCATGTTATCTCCTTATATTCCTAATAGTTCTAGTGCTTTGACCTTGATGTTGTCATTGCGCTGTGCAATGGTAGCAACTGCTCTGTTCTTGGATATACTGTGGTGGTCAGCATACTCAACAACTGCTTGCCATAATCCAAACTCAGTTCCTTTGATGTTGAACTGGGTAGTGGAATCATTGTATATAGATAGTGCTTTAGCCCGTGCATTGAATGCTTTGGTTCGTGCATTCTTTTCAGATGCAGATAGCATATCAAGCGGTGCCTCTTCTATCTTAGAGTCTAATGCCCATACCTTCTTGAAGTAGTTAACTGCTTTTGCATGGTCAACCTTCTTGTTGATAAGTGCTTCGGCTACTGTCTCATACTCATTAGCCATATCATAGGTTAGTTGTATGATGTTGCTGATATCAGATACTGATAGCAGCGCATTCTGTGTATGACGCAGCGTATAAGTATACTTGTTATTGTTACGATATATCTTGTTGATTTGATTCATACAAAACAATCGCTCAATAACTGGTTTGATACTGACTGAACCACTACCATCATGGCTAGTCTTGGCTAATAAGAAGGCAGCATGTGGGTCGTTAGCAACGGTAACTTCAAGTGGAAGTTCCATTAACATCCATACCTTTGCGCCGCCATCATACTCACCAGCCGCAGCATACCTAGCCTGACCTGAATCAATCAAGGAATCAAGGGCTGAAAATATCTCAGCATTTTGGAATGGTTTGTACTTACTACCTACCACTCCAATAGCATTGGTCTCACCGAACGGTGTGGTTTTAACAACTGCTTTCTTATTAGCAATAGGAATGCGGTTGATAGTTGGAGGATAATCTCCAGGTATTTGATACATAGCCTCAACATCATGTAAAGATACTGACCAGTCAAGACCTGCTTGACTCGCCACCTCTGATGCAGAGGTAGCGGTCACTGCTTTACCTGCTTGGTGCCATGCTGCTTTTCTTACTGCACCGTGTGGTTCTACTTCTACTGTATTAGTATTCGACATCAGAGTTCGTCTCGTAGATACCATCAATTACTTTTTGGTGTAGTTCTTTAGCCATGCTTGCCATTGATTCTCCTGGCCAGCCTGCTTTAACTACACGCATAAGAAGTTTTGCCAAAGAATACTCTGGGTCTACCTCTAATACTTGCTCCAATAATTCTTGGGTTTGTTCTGCATCTCCTGCCTCATAGAAGTAAGAACTGAGAACTGTAGCAAGTGGTGCTGCATAATCTTTCTTGATTAGTTCTGTAATATATTCAAGATATGCTCCAACAAATCGGTAGTCTACCTCTTGTCGTAGTCCCATAATAAAGTCACGGACCTGAACATTCTTGTTTGTAGCCACGGCTACCTTAGCAATGTGCTGTGCTGATGGTGAGTTACCATCTGCCATATCAGTAACTGCCTTACGGATATCCTCAACAATGCTGACATTATCTGCTTTGTTATCTGGATTGTATTCGTTATCTGCTATCAGTAATTCACTGATAACTGCGTTACGCATTTCTTCTGTTGTCATGCTATCTCCTTCTTAGTTGAGGCGTCCCTCGCCCCTAGTAGCGAGGGCGCCTGTCTTGCTATAGGTATCTTGCAATTGAATTGTAGGTAGATGTAGATACTGTTTCCTCATCAGTAAGTTTAAGAATACGGATAGCATTCTCAATCTCATCTACTGTTTCTCTATATGAACTTGAATGCAGTTGCTCATAGTCACGCTCTGGATACTTAGGTAGTTTGTTTTCCTCAACTGATAAGTCAAAGTCAACATTTAGAGTACCATTCCAGGCACGATAGTTAGTGCGGAAGTTACTTGCTTTATTGATATTAGCAATTGCAAATTCTTTAATTTGCTTTTCCCACTTGTCGCATTCTTTTTTGTATCTTATTTCGTTTACTTCTTGGTTAGCATAGTCAGCCTTGATTTGGTCTAACTTAGTTTGCAATGCATCAATTACCTTAATTGTAGGTATCTTTACATTGATTGTCCTGCCATTACCTCTTGCCATACCTATCTCCTTTGTTAGTTGTTAGTATACCGTGTTCGCAGGTAGCGGTATCACCCACCTTCACAAATCACTTATCCAAGTGGTGCGAATCTACCGAGGTGAGGGCTGTATAAAACCCAGGTAGAATTCTAATACCATCCGTTGCTGCGCCAATGGGCCCATGCAATTGA